AAATACCATGCCGCGTATGATCGGTTTGAGAAGGGTAAACGCAAGAGCAAGCCCGAAAGGCCCGCAGACGAAATAATCGAAGCTGCTATGATGAAATCGCCCGTCATGGCTCTGGCGGCAACACCAGGCGCGGGTAAGACCGGCGCGGCTTTGGAAGTGTTGTCATCTGCTGACCTGTCAAAACAGCCCGGCGATGTTGTGTTTCACTCCCCAACGCTGGCCTTGGCCGAGCAAGCGGCACGGGACTTTGAAGAGATCAGCGGGACGCCTGCGCACGTCACACGCGGGCGATCGGCAAGGATACCCGGCGGCGATGGCCGAATGTGTCAGCGGCATGAGCTGGCCGAGCGCGTTGCAAGGGCCGGTCTTAAGATTAAGCCGACTTTGTGTAAGGTGACCGACGATCAAGAGACTGAACGAAAATGCCCATATTACCACGGATGCGCGTATCTGGAGCAATGGGAAGCCCTACCGAAATCCCCCGTCACACGGTTCGAGGCCAGCGCATACCTAGAATTATCCGGCGATGGATCCGGACGCGACACGGGCTTTCGCGTGATCGATGAAACAATCTGGCGGCAGTTTTCCCGTGTGATCGACATTGCGCCTGATGAATGGACAGAACCACGATCAGTGAGGGGCGACGATCCGACAACCGCTGTTGACGCTACGGACGCGGCACAGGCTGTTTTTACGGCGCTACAGACAGGCCAGAGCATCGTGGGCGGCAAGTATACCGCAGAGGACTTTGCAGCGTTCAAATCGGCTGAAATCGCCCCATTTAACATGACGATCACACCTGACAACGACGACAACACCTTTGCATCTAAACTAGATGAGATCGAGGCGAGCACTCCCAACGCAGCAAAACGAAATGCGGTGCTCTGGGAAGTGCTGGAAGATTGCGCCGAGCGCGAGATCACGGCGACAGAGCGCGTCCGGCTTATCACCACCAAAAAGGGCGCAACCATGATCCGTGTGACGTGGTTTAAGCAACCGCCTGCTGACGTGCCAACGCTGCTACTAGATGCTGACGCGACCGGGCCTATTCTGGAACGCATGTATCCCGGCGCGGATCTTGTCGCGGTGGATCTGAAACCCAACGCGCATGTAGTCCAACTGACCGACCGGACATTCAGCAACACCAAGCTGCAAAAGCTATCAGTGCGGCGCGCGCTGGTGTGGCTGGTGCGGACCGAGGTGCTGCGCGATGTAGACGGGCGGGGCGTGCTGTGCATCGCCACCCGCAAGGCTGTGAGGGCCATGTTCGAGGATGCGGGCCACGACTTCACAGGGCAGGACGAAACAACCGTTTCAAAGATGATGATGGACACGCCACTGCATGGCGCAAGGTGGCTATGGTTCGGGCCTGCAAGCCTTGGCCGGAATGATTGGCAAGACTTTGGCACGGCGCTTGTGATGGGCCGTGAGGACATTGGCGTTGATGCGCTGGAAGATTACGCGCGGGCCTTCTTTGGCGATACTGACGACGCGCTGCAATTCATCCAACCCGACGCCCAGGGGCAGCGGTTTATCCCCGAAGCTGTGTTGCCGCTCGTTATGGAGGATGGCGCACAATTCGGGATCTTTGGTCGGGCGCACCCTGACACCCGCGTTCGGGCTTTGCAGGTTCAAACCCGCGAATTGGCAGCACGGCAAGCGATCGAGCGTTTGCGGCTTGTCAACGCAACTGAGCGCAAGCGGGTAGTGATCTGCACGACAGTGCCAGTGCCGGGCCTGCCCGTGTCGGATCTGTTGCGCTGGGATCAACTTGTGCCGAGCAGACTTGAGGCGGCGATAGCTGAAGCTAACCAACGCAGCGGTGTGTTGCGCCTGACAAAAACAGGACTTGCCGAGGATGCGCCAGACACCTTCCCAACCGTGTCTGCTGCTGAGGAATGGTTGCGGCGTGAAGGTAAAGACGCAATCGCAGACTTAAGCCGTCATACCGGTAATAAGATACTATTACCGGTGCAACGGCTTATCTTTTCACTGAGGCTCGACATCAAAGGGGCCAGAACAACGCGGGCAATCATTCTGGGCGCAGATCCGAGGGCAACGGCAGAACAGGCGCTTGGCAGTTTGGCAACATTCAGCAAGGTGCACACCCACGCAAGCTAAGCCAGTATCGTTTACATATTCGTTCGATGTTATAGTATAACAAAACCGCAAGGGGCTGTTATGCAGATTATAGACCGCACACCAATTGCAACGGGCGATCCCGTCATCATCACCGAGATGCAAGAGAATATGCGCCTGGACGCCGACCTGGTGACGTGCGCACACGCCTATAGCCAAACGGCGGCGCGTGAGATCGAGACTTATTGCGCGCTGGCCTTGCTAGATCAGACAATCACCTGCGCAACCGACAACCTACCGGGCTGTGACGTGGCATTGCCGATCGGGCCTGTCGCTGCTGATGCGACGATCACTGTGGATCTGATCGAGATGGACGGAACCACCACACCAGGCGGGCGTCTGCGCGTGACCTATCCGGCAGGCTATGGGGCAACGTCCGGCGGCATCCCGGCAGATCTGCGCAAGGCTATCTGTGATCTGTCTGCGCGGCTCTACGACTTCAGGGCCAGCGGTAAGGCGGCGGCCATGCCAGCGGCAACGGCACGGATCTGCGCACGTTATCGCCGCGTGGCAGGATCAACCGTGGCAGGATCAACAACGAGGCAATCAACGGAGACAAAATCCTATGACTGAAGAACAGAAAATCGCGCATGAGTTTTCGCGGGTCAAAGCAATGCTTGCCGAGGCTATCCAGGACTTGGAAGCCGAGAACGGCGATATCCGGTTTTTCAACGCGGCACTGGTGGGGGCCGCAATCCAGCTTTGCGCCGAAGTCGAAGGCACCGAGGGCCTGCACCGGGTCATTGCACACGTCGCGCGCGGCGAACTGGTCCGCACCGGTAACGCTGGCCGTGCTTGACGTTTAGGCCTGTTATGGGGTATTTTAATACCAACGGATGCAGGCTGATGGCCGGTCCTAACATTCCTTTTCCCGCAATGCTGATGGCTGAGCGCGAAAGAAACGATCCTCAACACCGGGGCCGTTCTTTTGTGCGCGCTTTGGTATGTCTTAAGGAATTTACTATGTTTATCACTGAACCGCAGAATATCGCTATCAAGCGAAACGCGCTGAAGTTCTTCACCGATACAAACCTCAACAGCGCAACAAATATCGAACCACACAAAATGGCATGGGCCGACGTGTGCAAGCTGAGCAGCGTTGCAACACGCGAGGCGAGCAATCTTGCCGGTGTGCAGGCCATGTTCAACGAGAAAGGCAAGGAGTCCGAGGACATTCAGGACGCCTATGAAGGCCTTCTGGAAATCGTCCGCGAAGCCGAAAAAGAGAAGGATATCCGCTCGCAGGAAGGGTCACGCGAACCGCGCGAGGACAAGGCCTCAAAGGCTGTTCGCGCAAAGCGTCCGACTTATGCAGTGGCGTCCAGCGAGAACGGCGAATTTGCAGAGCATACCCGTGCTTTCTCAGACTGGCTTCGTGCTCCCCAAAGTCGCGTCGCTCAATCGGATCTGGGCAAGTTTGAAAGCAGATCGGCCAATAGCCTTACCGGATCGGCTGGTGGCTTTGTTGTGCCGGAAATCATTGCAGGCCCGATTGCGTCCCGTGCGCGCGATGCGAACCCAATGCGAGACGTTGTACGTGTGCTCGAAGTGGCGTCAGGCGATGTCGTGTTTCCTCTTTCCAATGCAGACGCATCAAGCGGATGGGCCGGAGAAACAGATGCCCGCACCGCAACAACAGAACCAACACTGGATGGGAAAGTGCCGAGCTTTGGCATGAACTACGCCTACGTGAAGATGACAGAGGAATTGGCAAACGACGCCGTTCTCGACGTCACGGAATGGTTCGAGCGCGAAGTCGGAATGGCCTTGGGTGAATCCGAGATGATCGCGATCATTAGCGGCGACGGCGTGAAGAAACCAAAGGGGTTGCTCAACGTTCCGCCTGAAGCTGGTGCTGACGGATCACGGACGGCCGATGCCTTCAAGTTCCTTCCTGCCGCCGCCACTGCGGCATTCGTGGCGGATGAAGCGCTTGATCTGGTTTACGATCTCAAGGCGCGGTATCGGGCCAATGGGCGCTGGCTGATGAACTCCAGTACGACGGGAACGCTGCGCAAACTGAAGACGGCTGACGGCGCCTACCTTTGGCAGGACAGCCTTATTCAGGGACAGCCCAACACGTTCTCTGGTTATCCCGTTACGATCTGTGAAGCGATGGAAGATGTTGGCGCAGGCAATCACCCGATTGCATTCGGTGACTTCGATGCTGCTTACATCCTGGCACTCATCAACGGCATGACCGTTACCAGTGCCGACCAGAGCATCACCGAGCCGGGATCCAATAAACTCTATGTCCGTCAACGGGTCGGCGGCTGCGTTTACGATGAAAACGCTGTGCGCTTCCTGAAGATGGCTGATGTTTAAGGGGCTTCTTTGAAGAGGGCGACGATGCCAGCCCAATAACGATAAGCCGGATGCCTGCCCCTTATTCTCGCAGAGGTTCAATCCGGCAAGGCTGCTACCCCGCTCCCCCCGCTATCTACGGGTGGGGGCGGAACACCGCAGGCAGGGGTAAGGGGGACATCCATCCTTCCAGCCCTTCAACACGGGACCGGCAGGGGGGACCCATTTTCACACATCCACAAAATGGGGAATTATTAATGCCAGGACGTCCAAGGCTACCGCAGGATGTGGCTAAAATTACCGGCGCGGCAGATAAGAACGCAAAGCGTTTTAAGGATCGGGCTTCGCCAAAGGTCAAAAGCCTTGGGCCTGCTCCGAAAGCATTCACGGACGAACAGCGCGAAATCTGGGATGAGTTCAACACGGACTTTCCTTGGCTTGGTCGCACTGATCGAAGGCTTGTCGGGATGGCCTGTATTTTGCAGGACGCCATCAACGCAGGTGACGCGCCGATTGCATACTTTGCGCAGTTGCGCTTGATGCTTTCATCAATGGGCGGCACGCCTGTTGATCGTTCAAAGGTGACAACGCCGGATGATGCCAGACCCGATCCCGCTGATGAGTTTTTGAATTAATCCGCCCAGGTAAGCGTTGCTGACAAAGTTAGGCGGCAAGGTTGCCATAGGCGTTTGCAGGAATTTGCAGGCGATCGACGCAGCGCCAGCGGGCAGCTTTATATCGACGACATCATCGCCCATTTTCGCCAGCATATGAACGCGATCGAAGCCTGATCAGGTCAACGCCCTCGATCTGCGCCACCTCTGCGAGGTCTTCGGCATAATGCTGATCCATCCGCGCCTGCATTGCGTCGCTCCAGCCGGGGATCGCGATGTCGGCTTTCCCCTCACCCTCTTTCACAAACCGCTTGAGAAAAATTGAAATCACACGAGCACGCAGGTCAGCAGGCATATCCGCGTGACTGTTCAGGTAATCCGAAAGGCGCATTTTGCCTTCCTCGTTCATCACAGCGTTGGCAGCATGCATTTGTGCAGCCTCAGAGAAATCTGACTCGGTTCGGGCCACCGCTTTCAGAACTTGGCCCCATATCATCGGAGCTTCCTCGGCTGCCCACGCGATGATCGGTGCCTCCGGGCAGCTTTGGCGCACCTCGCGCAGCACCGTCGCCCACCGCAACTCGAACGGGTCAGGAACAATCACATCGATGCCGGGGTATTCGCCACTGGCCCAAGCCCGCGACAGCATGACCGCGGGGTTGCACACCGAAATCGCAAAGGTGACAGGCGCAGGGGCAAGGACGCTCCTGTAATGTGCGGCACGGGGTCCGATCTCGTAAAACCAATCCCCCGCCGGGCAGAAATGGCGCGGCGGCTGCATCAGGTCTGTGATCCTGAGAACAAAATGCAAATCGCTGTCCGGGTTGTGCTGATCCAATCCGAACAGCGCGTTCAAATTGTCCCGACTGGCTGGTGTGCCATCAAAGGCGGCAACGCGCGCGGCCAGCAGATTGCGATAACGCTTCGGACGCGGCACGACAACGCCGCGCGCATGCAAGCCCTCATCGCGCATAATGCTCCAGATCAAAGGGACGCCGCCATCAAACCGCGTCCCGATCTGAAGCGTGTAGGAAATCTGTCGCGCCACACCGCACCCCCTTTGCCGCACGCCCAAAACACGGACGTGAAACCCGTTTGAGGGGGAAATACGATATCTGAGACAGACTGACCAGACGCGGCCCGCGAGGCCGGAATGTCCGAGCATCAACAGGTGCAATCAACCCGCATTGCCAACACTTGCCAGCATCCCAGGCGCGAATATCCCCCGCGCGATCGAATTAACATAACGCCCATACTGCGCAGATCCGCTCCCTAGGGTTGATTGCGGTCATCAAAAACCTACCGAATCCGGCGGCAATGGTGTTACCGTTTCCATGTCACGGCAAAACAGGGGCGGAAAAACATGACAAAGCTATCGATAAGTGCGGCTGCAAAGGTTTTCGACGTTTCGCGGCCTACACTACTTAAGCACCTGAAAAAAGGCGATATCAGTGGCGAAAAAGACACTGCAAAAGGCTGGCAGATTGACACGGCAGAGTTAGCGCGGGTTTACCAGCCAAGGGGCGAGGAGGGCGCGAAATACTTGCCACCTGAATTACCGCCTGTTGTCAGCGATTTGCAGGCCGATCTTAAAGCCAAAATTGAGGGATTGAAGCGTGATCTGGCCGTCGCAGAGGCGCTGGCCGAGGACCGCAAGCGGCTGCTGGATCAGTCAATGAAGCTGCTAGAAACCCCCAAGCGGCGGCGTTGGTGGCACTTTTGACGCGATCAAGGGGCGAGTAAAACTAATAAACCCAACAATAGCCTTGCTCTACATGTTGTGGTGGCCCAAAATAGAAATACCAGCGGTTTAGAGTCACCGCAAAATAGAGCGGCCCGCTCACCTGTTGACGCAGATGGCGGGCCTTAATTGAAACGGCTTTGATGAAAGCGTCCTGGTTAGGTAGAACTATATGTTCCACGGGGATCCGCATTTATCAAGGCCAGAATTCACAAGAGGTGATTTCTGTGGTTAAAAAACTTCCCTTGTCAGACGCACTGCGCGTTCTAAACGCCGATGGCGGCAACGTCACTTATCAACAATTCTGGAACGCGGCCATCTCTGGCAAGATCCCTGCCGAGCGCGTGGGGCAACGCTGGGCGGTGCGAGAATCCGATCTGGACGCCATCGCCAAAACCTTCACCAGCGCGTGAGGGCTTCACATGACAATTCAGCACAACGCAGCGGGGTTCATTCCCCCGCCCGAAACGGATGCTCTATGCTTTCTTGAAAACCTGTTCGATCGTAAATTCTATGCGGCAAAGGCAACGGAAAGCCTTGCGATAGGGCTATTTGACAAACGGGCCAAACCTTGGCCGCTGGATCGCCTGCACGATCACGACACGCATTTCAGCTGCGGCCTATTTGAAAGCAACACACCCGCGAGTGTGAACGACTTTCACAGAACAAAAGAGCGGTGGACGGGCGCGATCGGCGTCGTCCTGGATGATATTGGCGAGGTTAAGAACGGGGTGCTAATTCAGGCACCGCCCGTTAAGCCCACGGCGATCATCGAAACCAAGCCCGGATCTTTCCAGTGGGTTTACCTGTTTAACACGATCGAGCGCGACCCGCAGACGATTGAGGCGATCCAGCGCAGCGCCATTGCGGGCGGTATGTGCGACCCAGGCGCGGGCAGCATCACACGGATCACACGCCTGCCCGGTTCCATGCCAGAAGGGAAAATTCACCAAGCCCGGCTTATCTGGGCCGATTGGGACAGGCGTTTTAGCCCGGCGGCGATCATCGAAAAGGCGTTGCAGGTTCCCCGCATTGAGGCACCAGCACCGCAAGAATACGCAGCGCCAAACCTTAGCGACAAAACAAGCGAAGCAGGCAAAGGCACCCTTGAGGCGGCTTGCCACAAGATCCGCAACGTCGGCGGCGTTACTGGCAGCGACACAATCAACAAGCAAGCGTTCTACATCGGGCAAAACGTAGGAGCTGGGCTGATTGCGCTGGCAGACGCAGAGGCGGCGCTATTCGCGGCGGCATCCGATCGGCACCCGGCGGACGGGATCCGGCAAGCGCGAAACGGTCTTGCGGCGGGTATCTTAAAGCCAGTGGCAAGACAGGCTGACGGGCGCTTTGCAGGCGTGGGCGCCACACCTTTGACCGGTCAAGCGGCACAGACTAGGCCAGTATTTCAAGAAATCGACACGGCGCGAGATCGCATCAAAGAGACGCTAGGGGATTTTGTAGAGCGGGGTTTGCACAAATCAAATTGCAAAGCCATCCTTGCGAAATAC